CCGTACCCGCCGTTCAGTTCGCCGTGCCGGTCACGGTCAAGCCATTCGTCAACCATGTCGTCAATGACGTCGATTGCCGCCGGACTCAGCGCCATGAACGGGTTCGGTTCGCGCTGCCCGCAATCGAGTTTGTGACCGGTCGCGCGTTTGCATTCCTTGCAAGCCTGGGTCACCGGTACCCCTCAAGTTCGACCGTGAAGGAATTGGAAGCGCCCATGCGCACGATCAGCGAATAGTCACCCTGAACGCGAAGACGCTTGTTTTCGACGTACACCTGAATTGCCTGCCGACACGTTCCGTCGTCCGGCCGAACGTGAAAGCCGATGCGCGAGTTACGCGGAAGGGGCGCGTCTTTCCTGCCGTAGTCGATAAGGAACGTATTCGAATCCGGGTTGTTGCCCTTCAGCTCTTCCGTCACCTTCCGTTCCGTCTCAAGGTCGCGCCGGAGTCGGTGAAGCTCTTCACGCGCCCACTTCGGAAGTCGGTCTTCTCTCGGGTCGGTCACGTCAGCCCCCATACGGCGAAGTCGGTACGTCCTGAACGGAGTTGGGCGCCACGGCCCGAAGGTGGTCAAGCACCAAACCGGCGAAGTCCCGAATCTCAGCGTCAGCGGCCACGTGCCAACGCTTGCCCAGGACGTCACGCCATGCGCGAAGGTTGCCGGTCACCACCATGTCTACCGGCGCAGCGTTCGGCAGTACGGAGCGCGCGGCTTCACGTGCCTTCTTCCGGCTCAGCCCCGAAGCCCTCAGCTCACGCGTAAGCCCCTCGTACCGACCAACGGCGTAGTTGTACGCGCTGATCAGTGCGGCTTCGCCCTGGGTGCCCTTGAGCGCTGGGGGGATGACCGGCGCCGTGTCCGCGTAGTCGACGTACCGCTGACTGACGACGCTGAAGCTCAGGTGTCGATGACGGCTCAGCTCAGTCAGAAGCGCGCGCGACACGTCCTGAACGAGAAACGTCACGGACGAATGCTCAAGCACGCTGTAATGACCCTGGGCGAGAATGTTGCCCAGGTAGCCGACGTTCGACGCCGTGTCAGGGTTCTTGCGACCGAAGGACTTGTAACAGATACGCCCGGCGGCTTCCCCCAGCGCGTCAGCGTCAGTCGGAACGTCGTCGTTGTACTGGGCGCCGGACACGCGATAGGCGTACGCGGCGAGTAGGGGCGACGGCTTCAGGACCGTTGAGGCAAGGACGTCAACTTTCATGCGGCTTCTCTCCAAAGGGGCCCGACTACTCACGTGAGTAGTCGGGCCCAGGTCGTCAGTCGGGTATGTCTCCGGCAAGCCACTGGGCAAGCTGAAAGACGTCGTACGGGGTCAGCCCCTCAGCCCAGTCGAGCGGCTTGAGTAGGGCGTGTGCGCTCTTCCATGCGTCGTGTCGTTCCGCCATGGCGTCGGCGCGCTTCTGTGACGCCGTCTTGCGTGGCGTCTTCGGCTCAGTAGCCACGACGGAAGCCGCCGACACGGTCAACGTCGAGCGCAGCGCGAATGTCCGACTGTCGCTTTGCCTCAGCCTGCCGCCAACCGGTCGCCGTACGCGCGTCGGTCGTGCTGGCAGTGATTTTCTCCGCCTCCTCCAGAAGCCACGCCGCGAACTGACGGGCCTGGGCCGGAGTCATCACAGCGCGGTCATTCGGAACGGCAACGCTGATCTTGCCCGGCTCCGTCGACTTGATGAAGCCGACAATGCGGCCGGTTCCCTCAGTCTGAAGTACAGCCTTCGTCTCAGTGGACACACGCAGCATTTTGTTTCTCTCCATCTGTAGAACCTGGGCAATGAAAAGGGCGCACCATGAATGCGCCCCGGGTACTCCGTCGGTCACGCGAAGAGCGCGAGTTGTTCGGGCGTGAATTCGTGCCGGTCAAGCTCGACGGCTTCACGTGCGTCGAACACGACTTGACCGTGTGCGCCGACCCTCACAGCCCAGTCGGCAACGTCGTACGCCCAGACCTCAAAGCCACAGTCGGCAAGGGCTTCGGTCCATCCGTCGAACCATGCGTTGAGCGCGTCGAGCGAATCGAAGCCGCAACGCTCGTACGACTGAATACCCATCAAGAGCGGGTCAGCGTAGGGGCTGGGGTGCGTCGTATTCGAGTGGTCGCTAGCCATGCCCCAGAGTTGGGCAACGTGGGCTTCCGACAGTCCGTCGCATGTGTAGGGACCGGACGGGAAGCCGACGTCAAGCGCCGTCCCGTGTCCCACTCGATACACCTTCACGCCGTCTCTCCTTCGTCGTTGTGGTGCTTGCGTGCCCAGGAAGGGAGTCGAACCCTTCGAGCCGTACCGGTTACGGCCTGGGCCTGGGCTGACTACTCACGTGAGTAGTCGCCCCGGGTTCTAGCGGGTGCGGCAGGCGAGTCGCTTGATGAGCGGCACGGACTCAGCGAAGGAATGCTGAACGGTGCTGATCACGTCGCCGTCGTTGTTCGCGGTGACGAACTCGACGTTGCTGCCGACGCGCTGAGTCGTAACGGTGTGGCCGGTCGGAAGGGTGAAGGTCTGCACTGTGTTTCTCCTTAGTTGCTGTCTCGTGTGCCAGTAAGGGAGTCGGTTACTTGCGACCGGCGTTGGTGAGAATGGCGGCAGCGGCAACAGTGAGCGCCTGGGCGTGCGTCGGGTCCGTGATGCTGACGGCAGCGGCGTAGCGCTTCGCGAATGCCTTACGACCCTTCGCGCGGTGCGCACGGACGTTCTGAGACGTCATGTCGAGATAGGCGCACAGCCCCTCAAGGTCGCCGGAGTCGCCCCAGCCGAAGTCAGTGACGCCCTTGATGCCGAAGGAGTGGCGGAGTACGTCACGCTGTGCCGCACCCATCGAGTCAAGCGTGTCGTTCACCCGGGCGTGCTTCTCACGCGAGTCGGCCATGCGCTCTTCACGGACGTCACGAAGGTCGTCGGTCAGTGCGGTTTCCGTCGCCGTCGACACAGACGAACGGATGACGGCAAGGGCGTCGAGCACGTACCGGCGCTCAGTCGGGTCGAGCGGAACCCTGACGGCGTCCTCAAGCGCCTCAACGTCCGCCGGGGTCGTCTCACCCATGGCGGCAAGCTCAAGGGCGTCGAGCACGCACACACGGGCTTCAGCGTCACGGGGAACGGTCACGTACCGGTACAGCACATGGGCGGCTTCGATCACAGCGCCCCGACCAACCTTCGGGCGAATCTCGCCGTCAAGGTCGTCGTCTTCATAGATCAGGACGTCAGCAAGGGAACCGTCAGCGTCCGGGTTGCCGGTCGACGTCGTGACCTTGTCGAGCGAAACGGCACCCTGCCACGCGAGACGGGCGGCTTCGGCACGGTCGGCGCTGAGTCGCTTGCCCTTCGGCGGCAACACCTGGGAAAGCTTCGCGGCTTCGTACACGTCGCCGTCAGCGGCTTCGAGCATCGCAGCGAAGACCTTCACGGCGTTCTCGTCGGCTCCGGCGTTGCCGTTGCGCTCACTCCGTACGGCGTCCTTCAGCGTGTTCTCAACGGTCGTGTACGTGAGCTTGAAGAAGGCTTCCGCCGTCGTGTCCGTGAAGCGCTTCAGAAGGTCCCACACGGCCACACGGCCAACCTGGGCGAACTCATCGGCGTAGTCATGGAACCGGGCGCCACCGTGCGGAGCCATGCGGTTAGCGGCCTTACGGGCAAGGACGGCAATCCGGGATTCGGTCGCTTCGATCACCTGGGCCACGGCGGCAAGGTCGTTGTCCTGGGCGGCACGGATCGTGTCAATGGTCAGCACTGGGTTACTCCCCTAGGTCGTCTGATTCCGGGTAAGGGAGTCGGTGACCTAGGGGCGTGACGGAGTGCGTCTCAACCTGGGTACGGCAAGGTTTGCTCAGCGGTGAGCAAACATGGATGACCCGTGAAGGTCACCGACTCTTGCCGACGGGGGTTGATCAGTTCCGGTCCGTCGTGCACCACGAACATAACCCGGTGACTACTCACGTGAGTAGTCACTTTCTTTGCCGTGGCACCTGAGAAGACCGCGTGACCGCTGGGGAGGTTGTAGGGGTTTCGAAGGCGTAACGCCGTCTCATCCTTCAGATGTACGGGTGTGGCATATGCAGGAAGCCCCGTTACCTGTGCTTTACAGGCAACGGGGCTTCGGTACTCCGTCAGGACTACGCCTGACTACTCACGTGAGTAGACGCGATTCGTTATGGGCGCGTGATGTTTCCTCCCCGTGAAGGCGGGCAAACGATCTTGTTCCGGGGCGCGAACGGTTCCGTTTACTGATCGGCGCCGTACAGGCTTCCCCAGGATCGGCCCCCTAGCTCCGCCTCAGCGACGACCGGCACGCCGAACAGGTTCATGGTCATGCACTTCTCAAACTCGCGTGCAATGTCCTTTGCGTCCGCCTTCGGGGCGGAAAACACGATCTCATCGTGAATCGGCAATTTCATGTAGTCCAGAAGCCCAGCGTCACGCATGTTGATCATGGCTTGACCCAGGACGTCACGCGCTGCCGACTGACACTGATAGTTCACGACGGCGTACGTACGGTGCCGGTCGAGCGGAAGGCGCCGACCCGTGACCGACACAGTGACCAGACCAGTAGCGCGCGCTTCCCGCTGCCAACGGCTCGACGCCCGTTTGATCTCAGGAAACACACGGTCGTACTCAGCGACGGCACGCGCAATCTCGACTTCTTCGGCACCTGTCTGCCGGGCAATGGTCGCGACGCCGCCGCCGTAGACCTTGCCGAAGCCTGCCCCCTTGAACACCTTCCGGTCGCGCTTCGTCGCCTCAAGCCCCTTGATGAGCTGAGCCGTGTACATGTGAATATCGAAGTCCGACCCGCCATTAACGAAGCCGTCCTTCATGCGCTTCACGTCGGCCAACGCTGCCAACACGCGCATTTCGATTGCTTGGAAGTCGACCGACCCAACGATGTGGTCGGGCGCGTCTCCCAGGACGGCACGCCGGATCATCCAATCCGAAGACGGCAGCGTTTGAGCCGCGAAGTCGCCGGAGATTGACATACGACCCGTGCGCGCCTGAAGCGTGTTTATGGTCGGATGGATGCGCCCCAACGGGTCGTGATTCGCTGCGAACTTGTCGGCGTACGACGTGACCCATTTACCGGCGCGCTTCGCCCTCAAGACGGCTTCAGCAAGCGGGTTAGGTGCACGCGCCCCGATGCGCTCCCAGTCACGGTCAAGGTCGGCCATGGGCAGCAACACGGCCTTGTCGACCTTCAGCGCCCCGCCGTCGGTCGTCTCAGTCAGAAGCTCACCCATGGCAAGCAACGCTTCCGACACCTGGGCGCCGGAGTTGACCGACTCGACGCCCCAACCGGCGGCAATCTCAAGGTACTTCGCTTCTTCTTCGCGGAGCATGCGGCGAAGGGTGTCGACATACTCAAGGTCGAGCACAAGCCCAGCGCGCTGCATGTACGCGCACATGTAGGCAATCTCGTGTTCGTACTCAAGCAATTGCGGACGGATACTCAGCCGCTCATGTTCGGCGTCAAGAGCCGGGTTCAGTCGCGCCGTGTAGATCACGTCTAGTCCGGCGTACAGGTTGTAAGTCGGGTGCCGAAGGTCGATACCGGCCCAGCCGGTTGCCTTCGTGAGCCCCAGCGACCGGAACACGGCCGTTAGGTCGCCCTGGGTGTCCGGCGCCGTCGGGTCGACGTAGAACGCGCTCAGCGGCTTCAGGCCCGTGCCTATGCCGCCTTCCTGGGGCTGACGCGGGTCAATCAGCGTCGCCTTAATCTTCGTGTCCGTCGTTCGCGGTGCGAGCGATTCCATAGACACGGGCGTGTGCGCGTCCAACACAAGCCAGTCGAACGGCGCGTTGTGAATCAGAAAGCGCGGGCAGTGCGTCAGCACATAATCCGCAGCTTCCTGAAAGCGTCCGCGCAATTCGTAATGGATGACCCAGGCTTCATGCGTCGTGCCGAATTGCACTGTGCGGAGCCGGTAACCCGGGGCGTAAATGTCAAGCCCCGTCGTCTCCGTGTCGAGCGCAAGAACCGGCTTGTTGCGCGCCCAGTGCATGAACTCACGAAGGTCGGCGTCCGTCTCCGGAATGTAAATCCGGACCGGTTCACCGTTGACGCTGTGCGTGTACGTGATCACGTGGGAACTCCCTTCACTCACCTGCCTTGAAGGGAGTCGGTGACCTGGGCGCCGTTACTCTGGGTACTTTCCGCGGTGCCCGCCATGTCCGTTTCTGTCCACATTTACCCCATGCCGGCATAGGGTCATTTCGTAACTCAGCGTGAACATGAGGAAAGCCCCCAACTACTCACGTGAGTAGTCAGGGGCCCCCTGGGTCAGTCCTGGGCGAAGATACCCGGACCGGTAGCGGCAACCGGAGCACCGGCCACCCGAACGCCGACAAGCGCAATGCCCTTGTTCGTCTTCTTCTTCATCACGTTGCGCTCTTCCATGGCGCCGTAAAAAGCCTTCCGGGACCAAACCTCAGTGCTCTTCAGCCCTTCAGCCTCGCACCAATCGCGGTAAGCGTTGTACGCGTCGGCACCCGGCAACACTTCGGACTCAGGGGCTTCTTCGAGCACGCCCGGAAAGAATCCGGCAAGCGCGTCGGACGTCGCCCGATACTCCTTCGTCGCAGCGGAAATGCTCTCAGGGTCCTTCAGGCCGTTCGCGTACCATTCGACGGCTCCGCGCACAGCCCATGCCACGATGCCCGCTGCCTCAGCGCGAAGCTTCCTGTCAAGGTCGTAGTCACGCTCTTCGGGCGCGAAGTACCGGTTGAACGGAATGAGCTTCACACGGCGCCAAAGCCCTTCGTCCTGACTCTTGAACTTCGGCTTGTGGTTGGTCGCAAGCATGATCAGGAACGTCGGCGCGAACGTGAAGAATTCCTGACGGAGAAAGCGCGCCGTGACCTTGTCCTTGCCCGTCACACGCTTCAGGACGGCTTCCGACATGGGCTTGCCCGACTCACCTTCGGACGCCATGACGAGACGCGCACCACGAAGCGCAGCAAGGTCGTTCGGAATGCCCCCGCCGCTGCCCTTGTCCTCAAACGTGGCGAACGGCGTCGTCTTCGTGATCCGGCCGAACACGTCCGTCAGCGTCTCCGTGAACACGCTCTTACCGTTGGCGCCCTTGCCCCAGAGAACGGCAAAGCACTGTTCCGACGTGTTGCCGGTAATGCCGTAGCCGACAAGCCGCCGGACGTAGCCGACAAGGTCAGCGTTGCCCGGGAAAATCTCAGTGATGAACTGTTCCCACCTGGGCGCCTTAGCCATCGGGTCGAACTCAAGCGGCAGCGACACAGTGAGCATGTCGCCCTTGTCGTGCGCCCGGAGCTTGCCCGTACGAAGGTCGACAACGCCGTTGCTGAAGCTCAACAGGTGCGGCTTCGCGTCGAACTCTTCGGCGTCAACGTGCACGCTGGGCACGCTGCGAAGCTCCGTCATGAGTGCGTCAATGCGCGTCGTCATGGTGAAGCCGCGCGACTCCGGCAGGCACCCGGCAAGGACAAGAGCCGCGCCCATGGCGTGAATCTCCTGACGCACACGGGTTGCCGACTTGACCCAGGTCACGCCGTCCCACACGAAGTACCCCAGGCCCGACGCGTACTTGATACGTCCGTCAGTCCACGCGACAAGGGCGTGTGCGTTCATGGCGTCAGACTCGCCGTAGGTGGTGACAAGCTCACCCAGGATGCGGGCAGCGTCGGCGCCCTGATCGCTCGACACCTGAACGGCGCCGGTACGGTGCGCAACTTCCGCCTTACGGTGCTCCGCCTCAACCTGGGCGCGACCCTTCACCGGTCGAGCCGACTTGACGGCAGCGTGAAGAGCCGACGGGAACGCCGCTGTGTCGCGCTCACGCCACGACGTAAGGTCGTCGCCGGATACGGGCAGGGTCAGCGCGTACGCGTCGATACCGTGACCGGCAAGCCCCTCAGACACGGTCAGCGTGAAGCCTTGTCCGGCAGGGTCGTTGTCGCCACACACGATCACCTGATAGCCGCGCAAGCCGTCGGCCAACTCCGCCAACGTCTCAGGGTTGTTGACCAGAGAAGCGCCACGAATGGCAACGGCGTCGTACCCGACCGAAACGGCTGTGAGCGCGTCTCCGGGCCCCTCAGTGACCAGAATGACCCCGTACCCGGCTTCACCCCTGAAGACGCCGTACGGTGCCCAGCGCTGCCCTTCAGGGTTGCTCAGGCTCAGCCAACGACCCGGGCACTTCCCACTCAGGTCACGCCCCTGGGCGCCACGGATCACGCCGTCAAAGCCCTTCAGCGGCACGACCATGCGCGGGAACCGAAGGAACGACGGAGACAGGAAGTCAGGGAAGTTGCCGTCAACGCGCGTCGGGTTGGCAGGCGACGCCACAAGCCCCAGGCGCGCGGAGTCTTCGGGGCTCAGTCCGAAGCGGGTACCGGCGTAAGCCGCAGCGTCCGCCGTCAGGCTTCGGGACTCAAGCCACATGCGCAGCGCAACCACGTTTGCCGGACCAACCATCTTCGGCTTCTCCTTCGGAACAGTCGCGCCGTCGCCGGTCGCGTCAAACAGGTCAGCCCATGTCAGCCCAGCGGCCTTGACGACGTTCTTCGTCTCGCAACCGGCACGGCACGTCAGCCTTACCTTCAGGTCGTCGCCACGCCAGATACGGAGCGAAGGGCGCGAGTCAGGGTGAGCCGGACAGACGGCAAGGTAACCGCCGTCCGGCTCTTCGCTGACTTGAGTGAACCGGCCCAGGATGCCCACGAAGTCCATTTGAACCCCTTCGATAGTTGCTCTCAGGCACCCATAAGGGAGTCGGTTACTTGCCCGCCGGACCGAACGTCAGCGACCATTCAGCAAGCGTCTTCGCGCCCTTGCTCAAGTTGCATGGGGCACACGCCGGAAGCATGTTGTGCGCAGCGTCGGCGCCCCCCTTGCTGAGCGGGTGCACGTGGTCAAGGTGTTCGGCCTTCGCGTCGCAGTACGCACAGCGGAAGCCCCAACGACGCATGATCTCTGTGCGCGAATACTCGGCGTGCTCGACCCCGTACGCCGTGGCCCGACGCTTCTGACTCAGCGTGTGCCGCTTGTCCTTCGGAAGCTTCCGGTAATAGTCCTTGATGTACGCCTTCCGGCGCTTGTTCCGGCACGGCTGACACGAACACTTCGGCTCATGACGCGCGCTCATGACGTCCACCACACAACCGAAGCGCCCCGGGTAATGGCGTTGGTCAGCGCGTCGAGATAGCGCCCCCAGTCACGCCGGTCGGCGGCACCCGGCTTCAGGTAAACGGTGTCCCCAGCGCTCAGCGCCCGAAGGTCACCCAGGGCAGGCGCGTAGTCCGGCCCAATGAACATGCCTGTATGCATGTCACCTTCCTGTCTACTCACGTGAGTACACGGAAAGCCCCGGCACGAAGCTAGGTGCTCCGCCCGGGGCTGTGTCCGTCAGTCTCTCGGTTGACCCGTCACGTTGCTTCGCAACAGGCGTACGTGTTCCGTGCCGATCCATTCGGCGCGAAGTGTCTTGCGTGCTTCAAGGCCGCTTCGGGATTCAACGCCGGTCGGCTGCACCTTCAGGAAGGGAATTCGCTTGCCGTAGGCATACCGAATTTCGATCTCCCGAACGATTGCATCCGTCGCGCGCGTTCCATTGCCGCAGCGGGTTGCGTAGTTGATCAGGTCACCGACGTACAAGGCTTCCCCTGCATAGTCGGTGACCGTTCCGCGCTGGGCCACTAGCGGTATTCCGGATCGAAGTCGTCTGCCGTCGGTACGCCGAACCGGGCCCGACGCTCATGAAGAACGGCAAGACGCGCTTCCGGCGGGTACTGCCACAGTGGCGCCTTCACGGCGTCGTCAGAAGCGCCACGCATCACATGCGCCCAGGCTTCCGGCGACGCCGCTTCGAGCGTGCTCACTCGGCAATCGCGTCGTTGTACGACTTCACGACGTCAATGACGGGCTTGTAATACGAAACGAGCTTGTTCCGCATCGGGCCCTTCTTCGGCGTGTACTCGACCAACTCAAGCTCAAGGTAAGCGAGCACAGCGCCACCCTGCCCGATGCGCTCAAGGTCGTCTTCGGCTTCGTGAAGGACCTTGAAGAGCGTCCAAGAACCGGTCTGGAACTTGAAGCGCCCAAGCTCCGGGTCATCGGCAAGGGAGAAGGTCACCGTGATTGCCGGGTTCGGGCCGTCGTCGTTCTTCGCGTCCGCCTTCCGCTCATCAAAGAGCGTCGGGCAACCGCACGGCTGACCGATCAGCGACTCATCACGCTCGTTCGACTTGAACTCAAAGCCGTCACAGTGGTGCTTCAGCTTGCTGTTCACCCAGTGCTTCATGTCCCACTTGATGCCGTCGGCCTCAAGGATCACGGGAACGCGCGCCTTCTCCGTGAAGACGTCAATGAAGTTCTCAGACGTGCTCTCTTCGTTCTCAACGGGAGTGCCGCCGAAGAGCTGGGCAACGGCGTCGGCAACGGTCTTCTCACCGGTCGACACGCGCCACTCAGACAGGGCAACGGGCACGTTCTTGCCCTTGTCGTTCAGCTCCGAATAGCCGGAGTGAAAGCGGCCAACGGTGTCGTCGCTGTACGTCTCACGCTTCTTCGGCTTGTTGTCTTCGTCTCCGGCCCAAATGGAACGCTTCGCCATGGTGTGTTGCTCCCAGGTGCAGGGGCTTGCCGCCCGTTTGCTGTCTCACTTGTGGGTAAGGGAGTCGGTGACCTGGGTGGTACAAGGCGCAACACAAAAAGCCCCTCAGCGCCCGTGTAAGGCACTGAGGGGCTTCTCTGGTCTAACGGGTCACTTGTGCATGAGGCAGCGCGCGGGAACGTCCTTCACGGCGCTGTACCGGTACACGGAGCACGGAGCGTAGAAGTGCGCCCACGTACTCAGGATCAGCGCGGTTACTGCCGCCACGCCCAGGACGATGCCGCCGAAGCCACGCATGCGTTCTCTCCTTCAATCGGGTGTCTCTCGACTGCCGGTAAGGGAGTCGGTGACTAGCGCGCGCGTCGCTGAGTGCCGGTCGTCAGCTTGCCCCCAGCCTTCTTCGCAATGGGCTTGCCGATCACCTTCCGGGAAACGTCACGGTCCCAATCGAAGGTCGAGCGAAGGTGAAGGAAATGGGCGAAGACTTCGGGCCCAGTCTCGACCGGCTTGAAAGCCCAGGTCGTGTCAGTCACGTGAAGCACAGCGGCGCCGTCAAACTCCGGCATCGGCTCACGGTTGCCGTCCGGGTCAATGATGAAGTCGGCGTTCATGTAAGCGCTCATCTGAAGCGCAACGTCCGGGTACGTCGCCTTAGACGTCTTCCAGTCGCCCATGATCAGGTGGGGCGTACCGGAACGGTCGGGCGTCGGGTTGCCGTCGGCGTCGAGCCAAACGCGCATGACCACATCGAACGAACCGGCGTACCCGTAGGTGTCCGACCATGCGACGTCTTCGGCCCGTACAAGCTCCGGGTTGACTGCCTCAAGGAACTCACGGAAGTGCTCGACGTAGGGCGTCAGATCAGCGCGCACGCGTCCGACGTACTCACCCCTGATCAGTCGCTCAAACAGATCGTGCGCTTCGCTGCCCAGGTCGGCACGAACCTTCGTGTACCGGCGCGCGGCACCCTTCAGGTAATCAACGGCGCCGTCACGGTCGCGCGCTGCCATGTCGGACACGAAGTCAATCGAGTCAACGGCAAGTTCCGCTGCCATCTTCGCTTGCCACGGAGCAAGGAAGTTTTGCTTTGCCAGCATGCCGAGTACGGACGTCACGCCCGGGTGAACAATCTCCCGGTTCTCAGGGTGGACATAGAACCGGCTTCCGCCACGGTAGACGGTACGAATCTTGGGCACGTGGGCCCCCTTCAGCGGTAGGTGTCTCTACCTGTTTGAAGGGAGTCGGCTACGTGGTGACGCTGTGACGAAGTGGCGTCGAGCCGGGTTTAGCCAATGAGAAGTCTTAGGTGAATTCTTATTTTGAATCACAGCGTCACTTCATCACTCAACCCAGGTCAGCCGTGTGTGCCGCTGTAAGGGCGTGACGAAGCCCCGCCGGTACGTGGTGACCCGACGGGGCTGTGAGGGGCTGTGAGGGACGCTCAGCGCTGTAGCCGGTCCTTCACGACGTCGCCCAGGCGCTCATGTACTGCGGTCACCGCAGCGTCTACGGCGGACGGCAAGCCCAGGGCGTCACGGCACGGCAGGCACGTCGGCTCAGCCTTCCCCGTAGGGAACGACGGCACGGCGCCACACTCAGCGCTGTACACCCCAGGACCCTGCCGGAGCGCGTGAGTCTCTGTGTCGTCGTGTGACTCAACCGTCAGGTACTTCACTTCGTCGGTCATGGTCTGCCTTCCTACGGGCGAAGCCCCCGGGCGCGTGTCCCAGGGGCTTCACTCACTGTGTCGGGTTGATCACTCTTCGTCGTCCGTGGCGACAAGGGCGCTCAGGTCAAGGTCGAACGCGTCGGCGGCTTCGCGAATGATCTTGTACAGCTCCGCCTTCGCCTTCCGCTTGTCGGCAGCGCTCTTGACCTTGCCGTAACGCTTACCGGCCTTCTCCATAGCGGCCTTCACCTGGGTCAGCGCGTCGACCGTCTTCTGACCTTCGGTCTTCTCTTCCTTGTCGCCGTCCGGCACGAACTCAGCGGGAATCTCCGCCGTCAGTTCCTTCACGGCGCCCTCAAGCTCTTCGACCTTCGAAGCGTCGGCGTCGTCGGCTTCCTTCAGCGTCTCAAGTTCCTTCGTGGTCGCCTCAAGCTTCTTCACGCGCCGGTCGATACGGGCAAGCTCCGTACGGCCGTACTTCGGAAGCTCAACGCCCTTGTCGGCGTACAGCTCACGAATGGCGTCGGACGGCTTCAGCTCCGTCGGGTAGTCGGCTTCGTCAACGTCGGCGTCGGCCTTCGCCTCAGCGATCGCAGCGTCACGGGCTTCGAGCTTCGCGACGGCACCCGGGAACAGGTTCCGCATGACCGTCAGCGTCTCTTCACGGTCCGGGCCGTTGAAGGACTCAAGCCAGTCACACAGCACGTCCGAAGCCTTGTTCTGAGTGGCGCGCTGAATCGAGCTGAACGCGGTAAGGCGCTCAACGTCGTCGTCGGCAATGCCCTTGCGAACTTCGTCGTACACGGCGCTGTGACTGTTCTTCGTCGTCTTCCGAATCGACGTCAGGTCGGGCAGGTTGTCAGCGTCCGGGTTCGGGATGCGGGTACGCATGTCGAGCATGGTGTGTGCCAGGCGCTCACCGACGTTGCCCAGCTTCAGGCCCAGGTCGATTCCCTCAGTGACGAACTTGACGCCGTCCTTCACAAGCTTCGGCACGCCGTCGAACTTGTTGAAGTCTTCGGCCACTTCGGCAGGGGCGGCAGCGGCCTTCTTCGCAACGGCCTTCGAAGCCGTCTTCTTCGCGGCAGGCGCCTCAGCGGCAGGGGCGTCGGCGGCAGGTGCCGGGTTCAGCTCCGTCAGCTTCGCCTTCTTCGCTTCGTTCACGGTCGAGCGCAGCGTGTTGCGGTGCTTCGTCGGAAGCTTCGCAATGATGTCTTCCGCCTGCCCGGCGTTCGCCTCAGCGGCGTCGGCGGACTCAGCGGCCTTGATTGCGTCGACGTGCTCATGAACGCGACTGATCTGAGCGTCAACGTCCTGGGTCGGCTCCGTGGCGGAAGCGGTCTTCTTCGCAGCGGCAGGCATGTCGTTCTCTCCCTTGTCGTCGCCCTCAACGGGCGTGATCGTCTTCTGATTGACCGTCAGGTTGAGCCCCGGAATCTTCACCGGCGCTTCCGTCACGATCACGTCGCCGGTCGGCACAACCTTCGAGCAACCGGCGCACAGCTCAATTTCGGGCTTCTGTTCCATGGCCGGACCGAAGGACCGAACCGGCGTCTTGAAGGCAGTCGGGCAGTAGGTGACGTTCCGGCCGTCGGCGTCAAGCTCCGGCTTCAGCGCGTGCATGGTGCCGTTGCTGCCGGTCGCGCTGCCAATCCGAATGTCTCCCCGAACGTCCTTCAGCTTCAGCTTCTTCGCGGCCATGGTCGAGCCCCCATCGTTGTTGTCGTTGTCGTGCGCTGCCGACTCTACACGACTACTCACGTGAGTAGTCACGTCTTCGGCAATGTCGGCGTCGGTCACCACCACGAACGACCCGGTACGGTTCCCGGCTTCGTCCACGTGGGCGACAGTCCAACCGGGCGTGATGTGGTCGGCGCCGGTCAGCTCCGTGTCGAACGTCCGGCCGTTCAGGGTCACGGTCACGGCGTCACCGATCGTGCGCCCCAGCCATTCGTCACCGCGCGGGTCACGGTTCAGGCGCTCTTCGCGGGCAACGCGCTCAGCCTCAATCATGGCTTCAGCGGCCTTCTCACAGTGCTTGCACAGCTTGCGACCCCCAGCCTTACGCGCTGCCTCAAGGGCGTCTTCAACGTCTTCGAACCGGGCGCCGTCAGCGAAGGTGTAACGGGTGAGCGACGGGCAAGCCGACTGGGCGTAGTCGCTGACATGGTCGCCCATGTCGTTGCCGCCGCCGGTCGTACGGATCGTGAGCCCGTCAATGTGGTTCGTCGTCCGGTTGTACTTGACCGTGAACATTTCCGCCCCGCCCCTTCGTCGTCTTCGCTGTGCTGTGCTGTGCTCAGCCTAGTGCCCTAGACCCCGGTTTTGTGACTACTCACGTGAGTAGACAGAAAGCTTTACCGTTCCGTGACCAAAGGTGAAGCCCCCGGGTTGGTCCCAGGGGCCCCAGCCTTCAACGCCCCTTAGTCGTCAAGGGTTTCAACTTCTTCGTACGCCCCGAAGATGAACCGGTCGGCTCCGTTGCTGATCATGGTCGTCAGGGCGTACATGTCCGACGCCACCGTACGGACCGGCATCAAGCCGCCTTCGGTGACCAACGTCTCCCCGTAAGTGACGTCCTTCGCGCGCTTCAACATCCTGCCCCCTTGTTCGTGCTGACCTTGAGCGGCACAGACTACTCACGTGAGTAGTCACCTGGGAACCCTGAAACGCAAAAAAGCCCCCTACCAACCACCCGAAGGCAGTCAGTAGGGGGCCCGTGTCAGCGGCTCCGGGGGAGAAGGAGACTGTCAACGATCCTGTTCAGGTCGTCCAACGTCCCGTGATTCCCAATGGTCAGTGTGGTGCGGTAGTCGGCAAGCTCCGTTTCGCTCTTGTGCCGTTGGTAGTCAGCGCCCAGGGCGACCGCCGGTCGAGTAACCCGGATCGTGGCGAAGCCCCTGTCAGTCAGGTAGTCGGCTTCGTTGGCGTACCGAACGTCAGTGACGACAACCGGCAGGTTCAGGCGCTCAGCGGCGTCGATGGCAGGGGCAGCGGCACGGACCCAGAAGCCCGGGTCAATGTCGCGAACCGTCTGCCCGACGTGCTGAAGCACCCGACGAACTTCCGGGTACGTCACCTTCGCGTAATCCCAGCCGACGTCAGCAATGAGTGCGGAAAGCCGCACGGTCACGCCGTAGCCGGTCGGAATGTACGGGTCAACGTTCAGCGCCGCACGCTTCAACGGGTCAGCGAATGCAACGCGCTGATATCCGTAACGCTGCCGGAGCCGTGCGCCGACCGAATCCTTTCCGGACTGGGCCGGACCGATAAGACCGATGCTCTTGAAATAGGCCACTGCCGAATTCCCTTCGCGCTGAATGCTCTTACACCCGGCACGAAGGGAGTCGGTTACCTAGATTCCGACAAGGACGTGTACGGCGCTCATGACCGCTGCCCCGGGAAAGTCCGGCTTGATGGCAGTCACGGCAGCGACGGCACCCGCCATGAAGCCGACGATTGCTTTCCGATGCTTCCTGACGTAGTCGAGTACGACGCCGATACCGGCCGGTCCCTTGCTGTGCTCACCCATGCGAGCCCCTTACTGTGTGTGACGAAATGGCCGGAGCCGGCATGCCCTGAATACGTGCAAAATAGGACATGCCGACCACCGCGGTAATGACAGAGTGTTACTTGACCTTCGGGACCTTCAGCGCGTCCCACGTGGTCTTACCGGGCCAACCGTCAGCGTCGGCACCCGTGTACCCGCTCTTGCGCTGCCACTTCGCGTACGAAGCCTTGTCGGCGTCACCCCACTGGGCAGACGGACCGACCTTGTACGCGGAGCACCCGACGGCAACAAGGCGCTTGCCCATGGCCGTGACGATTGCCGACTTCGGCTTGCCCTTGAAGAAGGCAGCGCCCGGGAACGGCTCATACGTGGGCTTCGGCTTGCTGGGCGTGCTGGGCTTCGTGGTCGAGCCGGTCACGTCGGCAAGCTTGCCGGTCGCCTTCACCTTGTACCCGTACTTCGCGGCGTCAGGGTCAGCGGAGACGGAGCCGCCGGAGTAAGCCGGGTAGCCGTAGCCGTACAGGTACGCGTCACGCCGCGCGCGCTTCTTCTCATACACGCCGTCGCCTTCAGCGGAGCCGTTCACGTTCGTGTTTCCGCCGACCGTGTACACGTAATCAGCGTCGTACGAAACGACTATCTCAGTGTGCGAACCGCCACCGTTACCGAAGAACACCTGAGCGCCAACCGCCGGGTAAGCACTGAAGCGCCCCTTGTTGCGGAACCACGAAACGCCGGTTGCACACGAAGCGGTGCGCGGGAAGTTCGCGGCTTCCCCAGCCTGAAGCGCAACCCAGCTCACGAAGGTCGCGCACCATGCCTGATAGTTCGACCACTCAAGCCCCGGCACGGCGCCGGAATACTTCTGATCGTTGTTCCAATGCCCGCCCGACTTGCCTTCGTGGTATCCGACTTCGCCCTGAGCGGCCGACAGAACCTTTGCGAGACTCAAAACATGCTCCCTTTTTTGTGCAGCACAAAGCCCCCCAGTCGGATTACTGAGGGGCTGACGACTACTCACGTGAGTAGTCGGTGACTAGGCAAGCGCGATAATCGGAATGTCGTGGTCAGCAAGCGCAGCGGCGTTCGTCTGACTGACCGTCGTCGGCAACGTCGACTGACCGTCGAGATACCAAGCACGCGCGAAGGGCGTCGTCGTGTTGAAGAAGTTGGCCGTTGCAACAGGCGCTTCGTTCTGCACGTGGTAAAACGCGAAGTCGGCAGTGCCGCCGATCGTCTGAATCCACGCGACCCAGTAACGCCCAGGTGTGAGCGTGCTCGACGTAACCGTGATCGGCACGGCTCCGATGTGGTTGGACGCCATGGCCGGAAGGGTTCCGGCTTCCTGCCCAGCCATGGTCAGCGCTACCGCAGCGGACGCCACGACTCGCGTGCCGTCTTCCCGGTAGATACCCGCCATGTACCTATCGGCAGGCACGCCGCCATACCCGCGCGCGAACATCAGAATCTTCGTGACCGTAGTCGACTCAGTGATGTTGAAGCCCGTCATGAACAGTCGACCGGTCTTCAGGTACTTCGCGGCAGGGTTCGCCACGCCGCCCGGGTCGCACGACCATGCCTTGAAGCCGAGTGCCTGGGGCGTCCACGTGTTGCGCGCCGTGTCGGGAATCTGCGCAATCGGCACGTCGGCGGACGCGTCCAGTGTTGCAACTCCGTTCGCTGCGCCCCTAGTTGACACAGCTACGTACGTGGACGTGAGCGACGGAATCTGAGCCGTCGGCACCTTGCTGCCGGAATCGAGCGTTGCGACACCTGAAGCGGCACCCAGCGCGGTAGTGGCAACGGCGCCCACATCGGACGCGACAAGGACAACGTCACCCGTCTTCGTGTTGACGCTCGACACGGCGCCGCCACCCGAAGCCGCCGGAAGCTGAGCCGCCGGAACCTTCCCGTCACTGCCCAGGGAAGCAACGCCGTTCGCTGCACCCTTCTCCGTCGTCGGCACAGCCCCAACGTTCGACGCCGTAAGCGTGACCGCTGCCTGACTGATTCCGTTGACCGACTGGACGACGCCCGGAGCACCCGCCGCACCCGTGGCACCTGTAGCACCCGCCGCGCCGGTAGCGCCCGTGTCACCCTTCGGACCCTGGGAACCCGTGGCGCCGGTAGCTCCGGGCACACCCTGAACGCCCTGGGCGCCCGTGTCACCCTTCACACCCTGAACGCCCTGAATACCTTGAATGCCCTGGGGCCCCTCAAGGGAGTCGAGCCATTCCGCCTCAGTGCCCTCAAAGCCTTCCGACACGGCAACTTCGTACGCGCTGAGTCCGGGAACCGGCACGTACGTCGGCATAGTCGGATCAGCGGGGGCAACGTCGGCAAGGTCAATGACGTTGTCGGGCGTGTCCTTCGGCAGCAACAGAGAATAAGTCCGCGCACCAACGATGCCGGTCAGATTCTCCTTAACCGTGTACGTCCAACCCGACGGGTTCATGTCCGGCGAATCCGTGGCAGGCAGGCGCACGCCAACGTTTCCGTCAGCGTCGATAAGCCGCCCCGACTCATCCAATGTGCACACGACCGGACCGGCAAGGAAAAGGTCAGACTCAGAGAACGTGACGAAGGGCGCCGTGAAAGTAACGGTGCCCTTCAGTCCCTTGCCGCCGAATCCCTCGTACTGCGCCGTGACTCGCACGGTAGGAATCTCATTCGGAATCGGCACGTGCGCCCCCAATCAGGTTGTCAATGTGCGTGCGAAGCTCACGATTCTCGGCGCGAAGCTCCGCCACTTCGTTACGAAGTCCGGCGTTCTCATCCCTCAGTGCGCGCACTTCGGTAACCAACGTCTGAACGTCGTTCGACAGTCGGTCAGCGCGCGCCGTTTGTGCCTCAGCTTCGTCGCGCCACGCATCCCGCGCACCGCTCTTCACCTGCCGATAGACCAGCAACAGGAACAGGCAGGCGCCGCCGACTATCTCAGCGCCGCCCGTAAGGTCACTCAGGCCCATGTCACCGGCCCCCCGTCCGTCGGCGTAAGCCCGCCGTCAATGCGCGGGTTTCCACCCGTCGACTCCTCCTGATAGGTGCCCGCCGGAACTCCGGTAATGAGCATCGGGTTACCCATGCCGACCGTCAGGGAATCAGTGCCCAGCGTCGCGCGCTTGTTCACCCGGTAGTCAATGGCAAAGCCCTTCCACTGATTCGGGTCGTCAAAGCCGATCGGCTGAGGGTGCAGCCAAGACCACGTAATCGTTCGGGTGTAACCCCCGTCCGGCGTCGTGTCGTTGGCCTTCGTAATCGTGATCTCAGACGTCTTGCCCTGGGTGATCATGTCCCGAATCCACACGGTCACCGACACGTCGAGTGCCGCCGTTGAACTCCAAGGAATGTGAAACGGAATCGAGCACAGAAGAACCGGCTGATTCAGCCCCGTCGAGTTGATCACTCCAAGGGTGTGCGTGAACTCTGCGCCCTGGGTGCCCTCAAGCGAAGGCGACTGGAAAGACCCAAAGGGCATGCGCTCATTCACGCTGCCTAGCTTCGGCTTGCGCTCAAGCGCCGTCATTCGACGCTTCATTTCCGTCAGCTCCGCAACAAGCGAAGGCGGCAGCGCGTTAGCTTGAATCGCCACTTACGAACACTTCCTTACTGGCAAGAGACAGTGCCGCCGTCTCCGTGCCGTTAACGTCAATATCAACGCGCCGTTCCGTAATGACGAACTCTTCAAGCAAGCGCACATAGCCGGAATCGGCAGTCACGAAGCCGGACGCTCCGGGAATGAACTCCGCTGGGTCATACACGCCCGGGTAAAGGTTCAGCGTCGGAATGGCGATTACCTGCCGACCGATAGCGGCAAGCGCAGCGGCCTTCGGGATAAGGTCGCCGGTCGACTTCAAGTCGGCGTACGTCACGACCTGGGTCAGCGTCGGCGCATCAAGGTCGTTGCCGAAGTTGGCGTACGGCTTCAGGCCCGTGCCCATGTCAGCGCCGAAGGCCCATGCTCGACTCGCAAGCTTGCTGCCGTCATAGGCAACCTGGGTCACGTCGGCGTCAACGCCATGGGTCAGCGTCGGGAAGTCGAGCGACACGCGCGGCGTCTTCAGAATCCGGTTCCCAACGCGCGTCTTGCTGCGCATGAAAGTTTCGTACCGGAAGTCAAAGCCGCCGTCTTCGTCGGCAAGCTCGTTTATCGCTTCAGCGATGTTCTTGAACTCAGCGAAGCCCCATTCACGGGAACGAATCTTGCCGGTCGTCGTCAGCCTTGACGTGTCAGTGCCGATGCCGCCGTTGTCGTTCGCCCACTCAATCCAGTCGGTCAGAAGAAGGGCCTGATCCTTGTTGCCCTTGTATCCGGCCCACCTGCCGGGAATGCGTCCGCCGTCGTCTCTGGGTTGCCACCCGCCCAGGTAGCACGCGCTGTAATAGCTGTGCCACCCGGACGCGTTCAGTGCCAACGTTCCGGCGGCAAGGTCAGCGGTCGCAGTCCAAAGCATTCCGCCCCAGTCCGGTACGCCGTCGCGCGTCACCACAAGTGCAGTGCGCCCAGGGGCAAGCGTGTCAGGATCGGCAGCGTCAAGCGGCATACCGACATTGCACGTACCGGCGGCGTTCAGCGTTTCGCTGTATTGGATGCCGGTAACCGGCAACGTATTGACTACGTTGCCGGTCCGGGCGTCCACCTGTAGAACTTCGAATTCAGGCATACATACCCCCTACCTATACGAAGGGAGTCGGTTACGCGGCATTGAAGGGCGACTTAGAAAGCTGGGCATTCACGTACAGCGCAGAGATAGCGCCATTCGGGTCAGCGGCAACTTCAATTCCGCCGGTAGTCGTGTACGCAATGCGCGCCGTTCCGCCGTTCTTCGAACCTGCCGAATACGACTCGCCAACGATCGTGTACGTGTGCTGAATCGGACGGCTCACGCTCGACGGCACGGAGCCGACAGACGACACAATGCCCGTCGGCGTCCATGAAGGGCTGAAGTCGACGCGCCCCGAAAACTCCCAGTACGCCGACGACTCACGCGCATACAGCGTGCCCGACGTCGTGATGTTGGTCGCGCCAACCTGAAAGTTCTGAGGGGTGACAAGCACCCAGGGGGAGAAGTCAGCCGTGTACCAAACGCCGCCCGTCGTCCGCACCCAACGCTGATTCGTGCCGAAGTCGTACAGGGTGAAGCCGACCGGGAACGACGCCGGAGAAGGCAGCACACCCGCCCAGTCAATCGCAAGGTGCCCGTTCGCGTTGGCGCACTGATCGGTGAACATGCCGGACGTGCGAACTACCGTCAGCGTGAACGTAGTTGTGGCCTTCGGTACGTCGACCACACACAGCGCAACACAGTTGTCGGGTCGCGCCGGAACCTGGGGCGAAGGCGCGGCAACGCCCTGAATCACCTGAATGTCAAGGCCGTTGCTGCCCTCAACCGCCGACGTCGTCAGCCGCGCAACGATCAGGTCTTTACGCGGGTCGTTGTTGGAAGCCGTCGGAATGGCAACCGTCTGCCCGCTCGACCATGCCCACGTTGCGCCGCCGGTCGCGTTGCCGACAAGGACGTTGCCCGACCCAACGGCTACGGTCCGGTTGGCCTGATTCGAGTTTGCCAGGAACTCAGAAGTGGACTTGAAGACGTGCTTGAAGCCGCCGCGAACAACGTTCAGCGCATGCCAATTGGAAAGCTCCGCAGCGCCATAGCCGACACCGTCCTGAAACCATGCAAAGGAACTCATCAAACCCACCTATCCGACCACGTAAGTACGGCCGTAGCCGATGTGTATTCGTCTCGACTACGGAGCCGCAACCGATGCTCACCCGGGCCGTACTCCGGCCACACGGAGCCGTCAGCGATAAGCCCGCTAACGTCGCCACCCTGGGCATTCGTAACTGTCTGGGCAGCGGCGTCAATCGTCACCGTGCCGTCGTAATTCAGCGCGAACGTCTCGCCGGTCACGTCATCAATCAGGACCGGTGAAGCGCCGTCCGTGATCGTGACAACAGGTCGAGCCGCAACGCTGCCGTACTGAGTGAACCGGGTCACCGGATCAACCGGCGTAGTGCCCTGGGAAGCAATCTGCCAAGGGACGGTTGCCGGGGGCACGAAGCCCGTCGGCACAACTTCCCGCTTCATGCTCCGCACGGTCTGAACCCTGGGCGCGTCACCGATGATGTACGGCGCCGTAGCGAATAGCTCGACCACCATGTTGCAAGTCATGTACGCAAAGTTCAGGTCTAGGGGCGCCGACCGGCGACGCACACGCGCCATGACGTAAGCCGTC